TCCGGATCTGTTGAAGGATTGTTTCATTAGGCATTTAGAGAGCCATGCTTTCGGTGTCCATATATGAACCAAGCAAACCAACGCACTTATTGAAAAGTGATCGACCCATTCTAAATGGTGTTGGTGAGAAATCTACTCCTTCGATTTGTCCTCCACCGGCAAGTCTGGCTTGGAAAACTTCGACTGAAACTGTATAGACGGCTGACTGAACAGCTGCGTTTCCAACATAAGTTGATGCGCCAGAAAGGGTAGCAACTCCGGATGGGATGACATTAGCCTCGAGTATATCGGCATTAGTGATCGATTGCGAAAAGGTATATTGTCCAAGATTGTCTGCCAACACAACTCTTGTTCCGTTGTAAGGTGAACCGCATCCTGTGATGACAACTGATTGCCCTTCCGTAAATTCATGAATTCCAAGTGTGGTAAATGTAGCAACATTGTCTGACAATGAAGTTGCTTGAATTGGTGCTTTAAATGTAACAAGCATTGGCAGAATAACAGTTTCTGCTGTGTCAATAATTTGGTTCAAATAAGTATCGTTATACAAGGCGGATGACACACCAAGGACGGATCGCAACTCGGTGGCTGTAATTATGCTTGGCATGTCATCTCCTTACTCCCATTAATGGATGCCTAGGATCGGGAGCAACCCTAGGCACTCAGTTAAATTAGGCTACTGCTAGCTTGCGGAATGCGGTTGGGTAGCGATTAACTACGCAAACATATCCGTAGATACCAATTTCAATGCGTCCGTTTGCAACGATATTGGCACGAAGTTCTACTGTGCCACTCTCGTGGAATCGCATTGCTTGTGATGGATAAACCAAAGCATGCTTGGCGTTAGCATCATCACCTGTGTAGTTAGGGCTTACAACTAAATCAAGTCCAGCAACTGTGCCGTTTGTTGATCCTTGTGTAATCACGCCGGCAGCATTTTGTGGTGCTGCTGCTGCAAATAGTGGACGGCTATCAGCTGTTGCTGCAAGTAATCCAGCAAAGTCAATTCCGTTTGTTCCACCTGAAGGAGCAACCAATAGTCGGTTAGGTGTAAAGCGCATTACGCCATAGGAATCAGAAATTCCATCAACGATTGATGCGTAGATTGATGCGCCAGTTGATGCACTTGCATTCTGTGATGCAATTTGTGCAGCATATTGATCGGTCTTTTGTGCATAAGATGCAGCTAACTCACGAACCAATAATTCTGCGAATGCTGGGTCTGAACGATCAAACAACTCAACATTTACAACATTTGCTCCAGCGAACTTGACGATTGTGTCCTCTTGGAATGTAACAGCGGTGTCAGTTGATGAAAACTCTGAACCTTCTGAAGTTACTGCAACAGTTGCTTGTGTGCCCAACTTAGGTGTGAAAATTTTCATTCCTGTTGCTGGTAGTGGTGCTCGCTCGATTGAATCGATAAATGGACGGCTTGAATCAATTATGCCGATTAGATCACGCAGATAATTTGGTGGAACAGTTCCGGTGTTCTCAGTAACTGTTGCAATCTGTAATGCTGCAAGTAGGTCACGAGCATCATTGTCGCCACCCAATGCTTTAATTTGTGCGTTTAGATATTGTCCTGCTGTAACATTTGTATCAACACGAGGCTTTGTATATGCCATGTATTGAGCAGTTACAACTGGAGCTTGTGATGCTTCTACCGCTTCGGTTGCGATAGGAGCTTCTGATGTTGTATCAGACAAGTTGTCCTCCTGTGTTGTAGTTTCCTCAGCGGTTGCTTCGGAATTCTCTGGTGTTTCGCTAGCTGCTACCTCAGCAACTCTTGCGCTGCTAATGGCTGGCTCGGTGACAAGTGATACCTCTTGCAAGGAACTCGACTGTATCTTTAAGACGCCATCCTCATTTTTCCATTCGTTGATTTTGACACCAACGCTAAATCCATCTCTTAAACCTGTGGCTGCTTCCTCAAGAGCATCATCAGCTGCAAAAGTCTTAGCCAATTTAAATGTTGCTTCTAAGCCCTGCTCTGTGGCAGTAATATCAATCAATTTGCCTAGTGGCTTTGTGCGCTCATGCTCAAGTAATAATTTGACAGGCTTTGAGAAGTCAATGCTGTCTTTTTCAAATACTGTTAATCCTGCGCTGGTTGAACCTTCCTCATTCCAACTTACAATGCGACCAGTTAAGGTTCGCTTATTTGTATCGGCAGCGGTTATTTCTATTGGGAAATTAATCTTCATCGGATTAAGTCCTCCTCCTCTTGGATTTGCTCAACGCTCATTGCGCCAATGCGGTTTAGGATTTCATAAACTTGCGCACGCTCTAAAGCAGATCCACGCAAGAAATCATCAATGTCAAATCTTGTTTCTATGCCGTTGGGGCAGAAATCTGAAAAACTGAGTCTTTGCTCCAGGCTCGTGAGAATGGATCTCAAGCTAAAATCGATAAGAGCTTTCCTCTCCGCCAAGGTGTTGGAGTATGTCATGCTGGTAGTTTCAGCAGATACAAATGATGCAGGAATGCCAGATGCTCTTGCAATTTCTAAAGCAAGATATTGACGTGCTTCGTTTAATTGTAATTTAGCAGGATCAAAACCTAATGCTTGTAATTCAACATCAGCATTTAAAAATGCAGTTGCTCTTGTTGATCTTGACACTCTCCATGATTCTAATAACTTTGTAATTCGCTCTGGAGTGAGGTTTGTGCCATTTGATTTCAATACCATTTGTGGCATTGGCTCTTTTGCATACATCTCAGCTGCTTTTTCTAATTCTGCTGCCGCTTTAATTGTGCGACCGGCACGATTTAATATTCCTTCATCCATTCCATTAAATACAATTAAAGATCCAATTCCAAATGGTGGCACTCGCTTGCCATCCACTGTGTAATACTCAATTTCTGTTGAATTGCCATTTAGTGATGCAAATACTCTATTAGGTGCAATTCTTGTCCATGCACGAATTCTTGAAGCATCGGTTGCGGCATAGGCGTCCATTACCATTCCATACCCAACCCCGTATAGGAGTAAATCCTCTGCCAACCATGCGTAGATTGCTGAACCTGCAACTCTTGGATCTGGTTGCATGATTACTCTGTTTGGTCTTACATGTTCATTTGTAAAATGATTGTATTGTTCAATTGGTAAAGATCCTATTGTTGAACAAATAATATTTCTTGCACGAGCGCCGGCAGGTATCGCCATAAATTGTTCACGAGTTGCGGTTGTAGTTCCAAATAGAATTCCGCCAACTAATTGCTGAGAGTTGTAAGGTGCTAATGCAGCTGCAACATCTACTGGATTTGCTTGCTGATTTGATCTTGCTGTAAATCGATCGAATAATCCCATTAGCACATAATATACCATAAATACAAATTATCCGACTTGAATATCAATCTCCGTTTCAGGTTGTGTCGCAAAATAGGTTGCAAGTGCGGAAGCGACAGCTGCACAAACTGCCACTCTGCTTGCACGCCTTCCAATAACCCAACTGCCATCCCCAAATGGCAATTTGGCTGCTGAAAGTGTTTGTTGGGTCAATTCCTCCTGACCCCCATGCTGTAATCGATGGGAATTTATTGCGCCCAGCCATCGATCACAACTTTCCGCATAGATTGCGCCATCCATGTCGGTTATGGGTATCCCAGCCGGAACTAACCGACTTGCGACAGCTTGTGCAGTCCGTTTGGAATACGCCACAGTTTGAGTGTTATATCGTCTTACATAAGGAGCAATATCATTTGCAACTGCTAAATCATTTAGGCTGTAATCATTTGACCAAGTGTGAAGCAAAACTAAATTAAATCTTTCTCCTGGTAATTTCTGGGTTGCAACTAATGCGCCAAATTTTCTATCTGGAGATAAATCAAGTCCGAGCCAAGTTGGTGCTTCCGGATCTAAAGGTATTGGATCGGTCTGACATAATCCCCATTTTTGTGCATCGATGGCTGAATTGATTGTATCTACCCATTGCGCCAAAACCTCTGTGCGCACAATATCTGGAGGATCGTTAATAACTGCTTTTAAGTTGTCCGGATGAATTGTAATTCCTAATGATGGATTGGCTTGAGCGAAAGCGTCCCAATTAATCTCGCCTGACGGAAGCAAGATAGGTGCATCGGGTTCAGCACTCCACTCAAACCAACCAATCGGATCGTTAGTCGTGGCTGACGCTAACGCCCTCTCACGCAATTTGTTTAAGATTACGGAATGCTGATCTCCTGCTGAGGAATAGATCCATACTTGTGGATTTTTAGCAGCCATCATTGAATATCGCATTGATGACCAAGCATCCTCATCCTTGTATTCTCTCAACTCATCAAGATGGATTGTTTCGGGTTTGCTCAAACCTCTAGCTGCATTGTTTGCAGCTTTTACAACAAATCTCCTATTGCCAAACAATTCAATTTCCTCAGCACCATGTTGCCATCGGATTTTCTTTACTTCCTTTTCAAGTCTTGGATTTGTTTCAATTAAACCAACAATCTGTCTAAAGGTTTCAAGTGAGGTTGTAAGTCTATGAGCTGAGGCAAGTTGTAAGCCTTCACCCCATACAAACATGCCAGTCAAGATCCGGAGCATCATCAGCGTGGACTTACCTTGCTGCCTTGCCATAATCAAACCCAGTTCAGAATGAGCCCACCTGCCATCCTCACGCACCTTATGACCATGAATGCAAACATACCGCTGCCATTCCATAAGGTTGATGCCCAGTTCAGTCGCAAGATCGATCATGTCTTGACCTTTTGAAGGTAAATCAGTCAGTTTTGAATGAATTCGTGGAGTTTGCACACCTCCTAAACCTGAATAGGTCGGATCTGTCAAGATCTCTCCTGTTTGTAAATTAATCAATCCGAACCAATCTGATCGTGAGCGATCGAGGTGTTTTGTGGGTTAGAAAAGGAACG